TGTTTGTAGCTTTCGCGCACCGAAGTTGTAAGTTTATATTTCCCTTTAGCGATGTCGATAATTTGGCTTTGTCCGTAGAAATCGTTAGACTTCAATAGTTGTATAATTGTGTTAAGCATCTTGAAAAATTGTTGCGTATGGTATATTATTTCTTGATATATTCCACGATGTAGGCGTGCCAATAATATTAACTGGTATTGTTATTGATTGTAAAACATCAACGGGGCTTGAAGATGTTGTTGTATACGTGACATTGTATATGGGGTCGTAAATCTGATACTCAAAAACATCATTTGGTTTTTGATTGAAAAATGGAACTTGCACCGTGCTTTGTGCAGCAGGTTGTACGGGTAGATTAATGTTAGCCACCGGTCTAAAATCGTTTATCAATGCTAAATCCACGTCACCCGTTGTTAGGTTTACTTTCATTTCGTTGATAATATAACGTTTGTCACGAATTATTAACCTGTCATTTAACTTTAGGCTTGTAAGCAATGAGATAGGGAATAACGCTTTAACGTTGGTAATTCTGTTTTTTTGGTTAAATAGGTTTTGTAAATAGCTATCGTAATAATTTAAATACAATGAGTTGTTTATTGACGTTCCATTGAAAGCACTACCCTCAACTGAGAAGTGATTCGAATACAAAGCGTTGTTGTATGTTAATTCATTTGTCAAAGGTATATATTGAGTGACTTGGCTTGTTGTTGTTCCATTATTAAAATAAAAAGATATACCACTTTTTAAAGCATCTAAATACAAAAGTATAGGCTTATTATCGTAGCTTTCAACTGAGTTAACCGAATCTAATATAAAAGCCCTTGGTGGTTCACTTGAGTTCGTTGTGTTTTCTTTTGTAAACTCAATATTCTCAAATGGAATATCTATTTTATACTCTTCTCCGTCGTATTTTGGAAAAGATTCATTTCTATTACCAAATTCATGGTTAAATCTTGATGTATATTCTTTATTTACAAAGCTTTCTGATTTATCATAGTTTAAATAAATATTTTTATACAATTTGTGACGTTCAATAATTATCTCATCTGCATCAACGTATTTTGTAATATCTATTAAAGCACCTTGATTATACCAATCATCTAAAGGTTCAACTTGAAAGTTACCTACTGAAGTAGCGTAGCAAGTAAGATTAAACATTTTAAATATACCACTTAAAAAATCAGCTATTTTAATGTCAGGGACATGATCGGTTGGATTTAAAAAATTTGTAGTTGTAACATTGGCGCATGTTATATATGTATTTGTTGAAATACCTCCACCTCCTAAAACTACAATTAAAGGTGACGCACTTGTTAAAGGTACATTTGAACGTAATCTAAATGTGTAATTACCCGTGCTATTTGGTAATGGGAATTGGTCAGGTACACCACCAGAACCAACAGAAGTATAAGCGCTAAATGTATTTACAAATTTACCATCCAAATAAACGTCTAAAAAATACATTTCAACTGTTGAATGAGTTATTTTAATAGTGAATGTACCGCTAACCTTAACCATAGTATTATTAGTTAAGTCATACGTTGCTGTTGCTGGAAATGAAGTAGATGGCGAAATAAAATCTAACTCAACTGAAAAAACCTCTCTAAATGATTTCCTATTTTTAAGAAGTAAAAACAATTCAGTAAACAACTTTTGATTAAAAAATAAACTATTAAATGTTACACCATATTTAGTCTGTATTGTATCAAATATTTTCTTAATACGTAATGCTGGAAATAACTCATTGTAAACTATTGGATAACGCGAATCATTTATATCTGTATTTGCACCACCTCCATAAGTCCAAATTCTATTACTTGAAATTAAAGGATAACGAATATCTGAAGCGCTTGGATTTACTAATCTTGTACGTACAGTTGTTCCTGTATAAGTCTCTCCATAAGAACTTAAATTCAAATCCTTTAATGTATCATCCCCAAACGCATCCTTAAGACTTGTTAAATCGCCGTAAAACGTTATAGAATAGCTTTCGACTCTACCCTTAACAACGTTAGAACTTTCAATTGATATCTTCCCACTCCGAAATGGAATAGTGCCTATCTCGATAAATGCGTTTCTTCTTATATTAGGGTTAAGGTTTGCGTTTACGTCTGTTTCATAAAAATGCTCAAACAACCTATTATTATGCGGTGATGAGGGGATAGTAAATGACTGAGTAAAATCAGTGTAAACCTTTGCAAGGTCTTGAATGTTTTGTATCGAACTATTAATTTGAATCTCTTCATCTTTGAATAGCTCTAACTTCTCATAGTTACCCGTTGTAACTTCAATGTAAATATCTACCTGTCTCATTATACTATATTATTTACTAAGTCATACGCAAATTCAAACTCTAAACTATAATTGATTTGTTTAGTGTTAATCGACTTGTTTAGTTCAATCGACTTTGTTTTAAGGATAGCCGGCTTTCCGTCAACTAACACTTTTTCGCTTAACATTAATTGCTTTAAGTTGTCTTTGAAATCCTCTTCTACCCATCCACTATTTACCCTGATTGTTTGCAAGCCATTTTGATTATACGTTGTGCGTTGACCTCCTGTTATGCTATAATTGTACGGTTGCATTAAGTTGTAGTCTTTATTCGTCACCTCGATATTATCGTTGGATGCTAAAAAGAAAAACTCACGTTGGAATGCTCCGTGTCTATTTATAAAGTCAACTTTAACCGGGGTATACTTGCATTCTTCAACCGGGTAAAATATCCACGTTGCTTGTACCGAACTTACTGAGTCAATTATTTGTGTTAGCCACCTCTCAGTAAACCTACTATTATACGCACGTGGGAAATAGTAGAAACCTTGAGTAAGTGATGCACTTAAATAAGTAACTCCTAAATCATCCGACCATCTAACTTTATCACCCGTTTGAACATAAGCCAAAATCATCCCCGGATTTGTACCACTATGATAGTAATAGTTCTTTTGATCTAACAAGTAATCACCACCATTATAATTCAAACCATCTGCAAATTCAGAATAACCATCGGTTGCAATTTCATCCGTTGTATCTATTAAGGTTCCATCTGCATATCTCTTATATCTTACATAAACCTTATCATCGTTTAAAGACGATGAAGTTAAAGTAGTTATATCTAAGTAGTTATTGTGTTGGAAGTACTCACGAATGTAAGGTGAAATATCGTAATAACAAGCAGGTTGGTTAGAGCTTGGTATAGCCTTTTCAAGTGTATATTGTACGCCTGAGAATGTAGGTGTTAAGCTTAACGACAACTCTAACTTAGTTGTTGTTTGTCCTAATTGGTTAATATCTATAATGTACGGTGACCTTGCTCTAATCATTTCGGTTGTTTAATTGAGTAATTAAAAATCTTTTCTAAATCTATTTTTAAATCGTTGACTAATTCTTGAGGTAAACGTTTATAGGCCGCTTCAAATGGTTTAGTAAAAAACAAAGTTGGTCGTAATCCTTTAGCGTAAATAGATTTTGTTATAATCCACGCTGTTGAATCGTAACTCATAAACTTCCCTTTCTTATCTTTGAATTGAAATTTACGTGCTTTAACCCATCTCTGTATTCCCTCTGTTAATCCTCCCTTCTTGCCTTTTCCACTTCCAAACTTATAAGGTGAGTTAGGAGCTTTCGCACTTGAACGCTTACCCCTCACCCCTTTGTCTTGATAGTTACCGTATTCTTCCATTTGAAAGTTCAAGAAGTAACCTTTAGCATAAACCTTCGCTTCACCTTTCAAAGAGTTGTAAAGCTTTCGAGATACATTCCTATCACCTTTGCTTAAGTTAGTGCGTGCTTGCTTAATTACCGAGGCTTTAAACCTATCTAACGCATCCTGTAAACCTGACTCCCTTAAATCTGCTAACATATAGTCATTTCATTTGGCGCTGCAATGTCGAATGTCATAGTCCAACCAGCAACCGCATCGGTAAATCTGTCAACAAAAGGCTCACAACTTGCCGTGTCGTCCAACACTTCGTACCCTAAATTACTAATGTCACCACGTCTTACCCTCTCAAATATTCTATTTAGTATGCTTAACGTTGTATTTAACACATCATCTTCATTGTCGTTACCCTTGAATATATCGGTCACATCGTCTTTACTAATATCAACTATCGACATCATAACCAATGATATATTATACACCGTTGTATTGCCTCTAAACGCCACGTCATTAAAGATAATGTGACATAATGGGTACATGTCTTGCTTAGCATTCGTAATCTTATCCAAACTTCCCTTAGTTACTCTATTCACTAATGGATCAGCAAGTATTGAATCATGCAGTAAAGTTGATAAATTATAGTAGTTTTTCATGTGACTTCTTTAATTGATTAACTTCTATTCTACTTTTTTGTTGTTCGAAGGTTAAAAAAGTCAAACATTGATGAAGTCCCAACGCTGTAACTTCGTCAAATCTTCTAATATCTCCCTGAGCGACGTGATAGATTGAGCTATACCATCCCCATTGTTTGCTGAACTGAACATTCTCGCTATACGGGTTTTGTTCTTCATCTGCTCCAAAGAGGACAGCGTACTGCTTATTAATTCGATTCCTAAAGTCCAAAAAAAAACCGAAGCAGGTAGTACAACGTCTAAAGGTGCGTATCTAAGAACCTCTGAGTAACTTAAATCACCATTGTAAGGTTCTATTTCATATTTTCCTTTAACGTCTTTTACAATAGGTCTATACATAACCGCCAAAGCTTTGTGTATGTTTTGAAAGTCTCCAATGTTAGCTTCAATGTCGATGTACTCCCCCCCGCTTATTTCTTCAAGATCGGGAATAAATCCGAACTCTACTCCATTCAATTTGAACCTATGTTTGAAGGCAGTCTTTTCGTTGAATATTTTATTGAAATGTTGCACTAATTCGATAACGGTTGACGCTTTCATTTTAACAACTTCCTTCAATTCAAGACCACAAAAGATTTCAATCATCTTCTGAAATACAAACTCTTTATCATCTGAGTTATTAAGTGTAAGCATGTACTTTTGATACCTATCTAAACTTATCTCTGATAGGTTGGAAGGTATTTCAATTTCAATCTTCATAAATATTTTCTATTGTAACATTATATCCTAACTTTTCAAGAATGCCTTCAACAATTGTTTCGGTATCTGTATTTCTAAAATCAAGCTCTTCACCGTTAACCGTTGTAATTATACCATAATCTAAACAACAACCATCAGCGCATGAATGATCGTAATGTTTAAATGTTATTTCAATCTTCATTGTTAAATGTTTCGTTGTAGTATTCCTTGAATGCTGTGTTTTCTTCATAACATGTTAAGTTAGGTCTGTCAGCATTATACGCGTCATTTAGTTGTTGCTTTTCCATTTCTTTTGCTTCTGCAACTAGTTCAGGTGATATGTACATTACACCTTGTTCTTTTTTTAAACATCCGTGATTAAACATTTGGTCTAATAGATATTCTACTGATGTTTTCATCTTACTTGCATCACTTTAGCTTTAACACCTTTCCAATATTTCAACGTTGCTTCCGCTTTCGCAACCTCGTTATCTATTGACTCAACGCATTGGAATTTCCAATTATCCCCGTGTTCATTCTTGTAAGCATCGGCAACCTTAACCGCGCTTTCATTAATCATTTGTCTTAGTGATTTACCTGATTCCATATATACCCTTGTTTCTTTTTAAACCTATTGTTTCCATTTCGTGATAACGTACGCTGTCAACTCCGTGATTCCATGAGTCAATCGGCTTGTTTAGTTTAGCGCCTGTTTTCTTATCTTTGTCCCACGCATACTTGCGAAGTTCATTTATCAAATTTAGTGATTTAGTTGATACAAGATAACTTTCTTCTTGCATTATTTGTATGCCAAAATTAATACTATCAGCTCCCTTAGTTACTGCATGAGCATTCACTCCGTACATTCTTAATTCTGCTATTGATTTAGGTTCTGCACTATCACAATAACAAGGTAGCTTAGTGTTTATATACTTTGCAATCTGTGAGTTGCTTAAACCTTTGTTATAGCATATCTCATTAATTATCCTATGCTCATTCCATTTGTATATCTCAACTATTGCAGTCGGGTCATTGGTATACCCAAAATCAAGTCCGTAACCTATCAATCGAGCTTCATCGGGTATAGTATCAATAGTTTTCCAATTGTTGAAAATAACACCTTCTAAATTCCCTATCTCACCAAGTATATAAACGTAACACCAATTCGCCCAGAAACTACTTTTGATATTATTCGTATCCTTCCAATCTTTTTTAACATCGTGAAATGCTTTTGATTGTTTAATCAATAAGTCTTCTAATGTTTCTGTTGGTAGTCCTTCGTTGTCGTGATATGTTAATAGTAAAAATTCAGAGTTAGGCTCTTGTAATGTTTCTGTATGAACCCAAAACTCATTATCTGGATTAAAGTCAATCCATGTTTCTTTACTACGAATCATTAAAGCGTCTGCAATATCAAATGGAATGTGATTAGCTTCGTTTAAGAATAATATATCTCTTTTACCACTTGCCTTTGCTTTACCTGTATTATCAAAAGATTTGAATTGAATCCTACTGCCATTGTAGAAAGTATAAGTCAAACTAGATGCGTTCCAATGTGTGTCAATCCATCTGTTTGTTTCTTGCATTATCATTTTAAATATGTCTAATGCACCTTCCTTTACTGCTGGTAATGTTTCAGCTACAACTGTTATCTTTTGTTTCTCTTTTTTTGTAGCTTTATCTATTAATATTGGAATAATACCATAAGTCTTGCCAGCTGAAGTACCACCTTGAACAACACGTTTTCGTGCTTTCATATTGAGCAGCTTTTTTATAGCTTTAGTTTTTGTAAACATTAATCAAAAAATGGTTGTTCTATTCGCTGAGTCACTTCTGATTTATCTGTAAGTCCATTTAACCTCTGAGTAATAGAGGCATTATATTGTCCTACCATTCCCCCCTCTATTTGGTCTGCTTGTCTTTCCATCCTTATATGCGAACAGATGGCAATATAATCATTATATAATTTATCTTGATTATCAAAATACTGCCCTATTGTCCATCCATATTTCTGTTTGACATACACCTCAAATCTTTGTTGTGTAAGAGGTATTTCGTGAGGTACAGGAACTAAGCTACCGTTTCGGTCTAATTGATAAATTAGCCTTGGATTCAATTTTACGTGTGCTTTGTATTCGTCCCAAAGCTCTAATAATTTCTCAGGTGTTTCTATGTATTTATTTTTCCCCATTATCTATTAAATAAAAATAGGCAGTCCAAAAAATCAAACTACCTAATGTTATAAATCCAACAAACTTCGCTATTGTAATCATCCTAAAAACGCTCCTTTATCTTCATAAGCGTTGTATACTTTTTTCATTTTACGTAACATATCGTTAAGACAAGAAGCGCATGAAGTTGGTTGTTCGTTTGTTTTGAACACTCGGTTGTAAACTTTTAAAAACTCTAATTGTTCGCTTGGTCTAACTTTTAAAACCATTTTAGGTAGTAAGTAAGTAAGTTGATCGTGTTCTACTTCGGTAAGACATTCAGGTGTTTTATAAGGAAACAACTTATTTAGTTTCGCTTGTCTTTCTTTGCAGTTACAATCTTCACCAGCAATGAAGTGTACAAGTTTATCTATTCCCGTTGCCTCTGTGAATTTAGCTACTGTATCGCCAAATCCCTTTGATACTCTTTTTGCCATATCTTTAATTTTCGTTTACATTTTTTTATTGTGTGAAAAATAGAGGTCAAAGATATCTTTGTTTCCTTTTCTAATTCACGCATTGATTTACCACTTCGCAAATATAATAAAAATAATTGTTGGTCGAACCACTCCCATGTTTTTATTTGTTCTTCGACGCTTTGATAGTATAACTCTATTTCATACGTTTTGTTGTTTTCATCTTCGGATAGGTCAACCATGAGGTCGATGTCAACCATTGATATCTCTCGTTTGCAATAGTCAAAAAAGATGTTACGAAGCATTATCCATATGAAAGACTTTGTTACGACTTGACCTTTGCCGTACTTGTGAAAACGAATGTACATGTCTTGAACGATGTCTTCCGCTTCGGTCTTAGCTCCAAACCGTTTTACGATGCGCACCCATTCGTCGTGATGCTTTGCTATTTCAATTA